CCCACTGGGGGGCAGGAGCCGAAGCCCCCACCCCACCAGCAGAACTACGCCGAGGTGATTCCGGCGATCACACCATGAGCGGCTTCGTTGTTGACCTGAAGCCCCCATTCTTGGAGGACCATCCGCTTATCAGCGTCACCCGTTTTCGCCAATGTCTCGACGGTGTAAGGCCGCAGAGTCGCGATCTTCACCTCGTCTGGGTCGATCAAAAACGCCCAGTTGTTCATCAGCGAACCAGCACCAGCGTCGATCACCGAAGTGAAGAAACGGTTCGGCACAACGGACAGATTCCCGAAGTCGCTGACATAAATGTCTGCGGCCCCGATGATCACTGACGGCTCCGCGCCGTCCACGTTGTAACGGCTCGACGCGATGCCACTGAAGGCGCTCACGGCGGTCTTATTGAAAGGACCGACCATGAGTATCGACGGCTCGCCACCACTCTCGTAGCATTCCTGCATCGTGGTCTTGAGCATCGCCTCCGTAAACGCCGTGGGCGTTCCGAAAGCCTTCCAGACCTGTGCCGCACCTGTCGGGGTTGAGCCCGAGTAACTAGGCGCCGTCACGTTCGTGGAAGTCTCGTTCGTCTTCAGCCAGCCGGGGAACCCGGCAGTGACGCGGGCTGTCGCGGTAGCACCGACAACCGCACCAACGCCGTTCAGCAACGCTGCTACTTCGACGTTGCGCTTGAGTTCTTTCGCAGCTTTCGCTGCCTGGTAACCGACCTCAGACGCCCGGCCCGCTTTGTCCACGCGCTGCTCGGTGCCCGAGATGATGAAGTCCACCATGTTGATCTGGCAGTAATTGCCAAGGCGAACGGTGGGGGTGACTGCCGTGAATGCCGACAGATCCTGACCTTCGACTACGGGCGTCCCACTGGCCGTAGCGAGGCTGTCCGTCTGCCACTCAAAGTAGGTGTTGTCCGCGTCTCTCGACCCGATGTTGCTCTGGAAAGGCGTGGTCGTTGGGCTGATGTCAGAGATCAGATCACTGAGATCTTCCCGAATGCCCTTCGCTTCGTAGGTATTAAATGTGTTAGCAATGACTGCCATGATTCTCTCCGGTTATTCCGCAAGGATATCGGCAAATAGGGCCGCAGCGTCATCGACCTTGCCGGTCGATTTCAGCTTGGCTCTCTTCGCTTTCGTCTTACGGGAGCGCACCTGGCGGGACATCTCTTTGTTGCCGCCCTTGACGCTGCCGATTTTGGATTTGGCCGCAGTGATCTTGTCGCCGTTCGTGAGTTCGTTGTAGCGCATCGCATCGCGTAATACGACTAATGCCCTATGATCGTAAAGCGTATTGAGTTCGTTGTCGCTGTACCCAACCGCCTTACCGAACTCGACCAGCTTACGCTGTTCGTCGGCTTGCAGATCGCCATCGGCCCACTCAGGAATTTTCTCCAACACCAGACCCTGCTCGACCGTTAGGCGCTGTTGCAGCTTCTTGTCATTTTCGCCAGCAAGAAGTTGTTGCATACGCGCCCGTTCGACTTGCACCGCTTGTATCTCACCGGCTCTCTGTTGCTCAAGGTATTTGAGTTTCAGAAACTGGACCGGATTCTCACGTTCAAGAGCGTCCCAGTCCATATTTGGCGGCTTGTTCGCGGCTTGCATCTGCTGTTCGAGTTGACTCAGCACCCCAGAATATTGCTGGTGCATTTGTCGTAGAGCCTGTTGCTCTGCACCGAAACCTTGACGTTCCTGTGCAAGTTCCTGGCTCTTTTTCGTGTATGTAGCATAGCGATGGTATCCGGCGATGAGTTCGTCCAGCGGCACCTCTTCAGGCTTGCCGTCAACCGTGACGGTAAACGCCTGGGTATCGCTGTCGAGTTGTTCATCCTCCAGTTCCTCATCCTGCTCATCCACAACCGAGTCATCGGCTAACTCGGCATCATCCTGCCCTACATCCGAAGAATCCGTCGAAGGTTGCTCTTCATCAGAAGAATCTTCTTCGGGTTGCTCTTCGGTCCCGGTGAGCATCTGGGTGAACGTATCCTCAATGTCACCCATAGAGCGTGGGCCAGCTTCTGCCGTACCAGCTTCGCTCATTACTTCCTTCCTTTTTTGTTTTTATTGCGTGACTGATCCATAGTCCAATCAGCTACTAATGTTCGCAACCCACGCAGCACCTCGTCAAGAGCGCGGCCCTGGTAGTAAAGGCTCTCGCGAGTCTCGGTTTCGTCGAAACTAGTTAGGTTCCACTGCGTGAGGATGGACGTTCTTGCGCCGTTAATGACCTCCATGAAGATCTCGTCCTCAAGGATTTCCTTGGCACGGCGCCCTTTCTGCTCGCTAGTCAGGCCCACCTAGAGTCCTTCCTTGAGGCTCGCCTTGAGCAACTCAATATCTACATCATTCTGGAACTTCTCTTCTGCCTGGAATTCTCTGATCGCCAGGTCACCAGCGATTCTGGCGCTTTCGCGCTCATCCAACTGCTGCTGTTTCATGGCTGCAAGTTGGATCTTCTGTTCGTCGATTGCGGTACGCGCCTGGATATCCGCCATCTGCGCCTGGGCCAGCAATTCTTCCGGTGACGGCTTCGGCGGCTCTGGCGGCGGCGGCTCATAGTCGAGCGGCACCTGCTTGAAGAACTGGTTTGAGTCGGAATACCCACTGATCTCAAGCATCTTGGACAGCGTATTCCTGATCTGGCCTAGCCCGACCAATGGGTTGTTCGGCCCCAGCTTCTCCAACGCTTCCTGTTGGCGTACCGCGATTTGGTTCAGCACACCCAGCCGCTCGTCGGTCGTGCCTACGCCCAACCCGACATTCACGCTGCAATCCATAGTCGAGTCCCATACCCTGGGATCGATAGGCACCCACTCATCACGCAACCTGACGATGCGCTCGCGATCTTGGTGCGTGATAACGAGTTTGAGTACGCCCTTGAACATTCTCTTGAAGCTATCAGCGAACAATCGCGCCATCATCTCCAAATGCTGTTCGGCGCCTTTTATCGTGGCGGTCACGGCTGCTTTGGTAGTCGATTGTAGCACATCGGGGTCGAGCCCCTGCGATGCGGCTGTCTGGCCGGTACGCGATTCTTTCATGCTGTCGAGATACTGTATCATCGGGAACGCATCTTTGCCCAGGAACGGCACATCTAACTGCTGCACCATGTTGGGCTGGCGCATTCTGATGATTGAGCCGACCTCGGGGTTCATCACATCGTCTATGTTGACCATGCCCTCGACCACACCCGTTCTCGGGTACAGCGCAAACGATAGAGAGTCGAGCATCCCACGCAACACAGCCGACTTCACGCGCTGGATGTCTTTCGTCAGGTCAGCGATATCGCTACCGAAGAAAACGTGAGGTTCGGGATCGCAAGCGAACATAGCGAACGGAATCGAATCGGCAGTCTCGTTGTTCACGATCTTGTAGTTATTGCCGACCGTACAGACGCGCCTGAGTTCTGCTATCCCATCGCCGTCGTAGTCGATGTAGCACCATGCCTCGGTATACAGAACGCGCCTACGTTCAGCCGCCGATACAGGGCCGGGCATATCGGTATTGGAGTAACGCGCCGAGTATTCGTCGCTATCAACGAACGCGAACTCATCGGACAGATGCTCGTCCAGCATATCGCGGTCGTAACCCAGCGCGACCAGATCCGATACGGTAGACATCGTGCGATGGCCGACAACCATTGCGTCGTCCAGCGAGGTAGCCGCTGCGTCCACGAAGAATTCTTCGGGCGGCATCGTTTCGATCTTGATTCGGTTGCGTTTGCGGGACCGCTTAATCTCGACATCGTAGACTTGCGGTGATGGCTGACCCTGCGCCTCCATCTGCTGGATCTGTTCTGGCGATATGCCGGTTGCAGGATGGCCCTCAACACTAACGGCCTCAACGCCCTCCTCTTGGAGGATTAGGCCAAGAGCGCCTTCGTCTAGCCCCTCGAAACTGTGAGTCTGTACCTCCATCGAGTCGTCCCACCACCATTTAACGAAGCCGCCCTTATTCATCAGCGCATCCTTGAACACGCTGTAGAATATTCCTATCGCGTCGTTGTCCTGCTTGATGATGTAGTTGAGGTAATCGGTTGCCTGT